AAACCTACATACGTAGCAACTGATAAAAAGAAAAAGGTGGATGAAATGAATCAAGGTCCTAGTACACCAGTAGGTAACTACGATGGTAAAATAATGCCTAAATTTGGTGCAGGTCGCATAGGAAAAGTTAGATTGAAGGGTGGTAAATCCATCGCTGATATACTCAAGGGAGTGTAACCATATATAATACGTTACGCACGTATTATTATGACAAAATTTCTACTACCTATTGCTATCAATATCATAGATAAAGCAGTAGACAAGATCCCTGAGGATCTAGAGGACAAACTAAAGTTATTTGTCATCGGACTTCTAAAGAAGGCTGCTGCCAAATCAGGAAACAAAGTAGATGATCAGCTAGTGGCAGCACTAGAGAAAGCACTACTCGAATAAATAAAACTATCGCATAAAGGAAGAAAAACAAATGGCACCACTATGGGGAGCATCAGATTCTGATGAATCAAAGCCTAAGAATTTAACAACTGCTGAGAAGAAAGAAGTCTTTGCAAACGGTAGTGGTTGGGTGAGAGAAGCAGGTTCTGCATTATCAGGTAACAATAATACCGACGCAGATCCTGAACTTTTAGTTGCTATCAGTGGACTAGCAGTATCGCTTGGTGCTGCTGACGTTACTGAAGTAGAATGGATTACAACTGAGGCTGATAAATCTGCTGGATTTACTCTATCAATTAGAGTTAGATACAACGAAGCTGTTACAGTTACTGGTAATCCAACTCTTGCAGTTACCAATGGAAACCAAGGTACTGGATCAGGTCGTGGACCACACACCCTTGTCTATGCTAGTGGATCAGGTACTAACGAATTAGTATTCTCACTTGCAATTGCTGCTGCTAATGCTGCGACTAATGCAGATGATATATTAGTAGTTGGTGCTCAGAACATTGCACTTGCTGGCGGAACACTGAAAGACACTGGTACAACAACTAACTCTGCTGTTGCAATCTCTGCAGCTCAGGGTACCGCTTGTGGTTCAATTACTGTAGTTGCATAATGTAAATGAAATTTGATGAATTGAACGAGGAGAATCATCTCCTCTTTGCTATTAAACATTATGAAAATCCTCGTGCTGCCACCATGGAAGACTTCGAGGAGGATCTAAAAAGATTCAAGTATATCAAGAGACTGTTGAAGAAATATGTGGTTCAGGGAGATTTGAAACATCATCTCATCCTGAACCATCTTATTATATGCTTCAATGTATTCAATGATGGTACAATACCTCTACTATTTTTCAAAATAGACAAGGAATATTGGTCTGTACTGAAAACATTTCTAGTCTTTTTGAATCGTATACCTGACTATCCTAAGACAGGACTAGATCAGATACCTATAGACAAAGAAGCGAACGTAATTCTAAACGCAATATGAAGACTTGGAATCAGATGCGAGAAGAGATGATGTCTACCGATCCTGGTAATACTGGGAAGGCAGGTTTCTCATCGAAAGCAGATGATGAAGGTCCTGTTGCAGGTTATGATAAGGTGATGGGTAAGATGAAGAGAAGAAAGAAACGTGGAAAATAATAACGCTAACACTGCTATACTTGAGAGATTAGAGAGAATTGTAGAGTCTCTGCAAGACAACTCCAATAAAATGGGGCAGTTGCTTGCTGTCCATGATGAGAAATTAGACAAGCAAAACAAGATTGATGACGTATTATTTGAGAAGATAAAGGCGGTAGAGACAAAACTAGACTCCCACGCAGATGCTATCAAGAAAGGATGTGAAAGGGATATAAGACTCGTAGACAATCGTCTTCGCACCATAGAGAAGAAGATGTGGACGATAGCAGGGTCAATAGCAGTCATCAGTGTGCTTGTATCACCAATGGGACAGAGATTTCTTAGGAGCACATTGCAAACACAGGCACCACCTGCTATAGTAAAGTAAGTTTATATTAGAAAATGTTATACATCGATTCCAAATACATTGGGTTGGTGTCTGCACGTTTGGAAAAGTTCAAACGTACCAAGGATCATCTGTATACATTCAGGTGTCCCTACTGTGGTGACTCCAAGAAGAGTAAGAATAAAACTAGAGGATACCTATTCCAGAACAAGGGTAGTTTTATATTCAAATGTCATAACTGTGGTATGTCTAAGGGGTTCTCTACGTTCCTCAAGGACACAGACACTGTTCTCCATAGTCAATACACCATGGAGAGGTATAAGGAGGGTCTGACAGGCAAGCATAGGAATGTAGCAGACCCTGTATTCACATTCGAGAAACCTGTATTTAAAAAGAAATTAAACTTGCCTTTAGCATCTACAAATGCTAGGGCAAGTGACTATTTAAAGAAGAGAAAGTTAGATCCTACTAAATTTTATTACGCTGACAGATACAAACACTTTTGCAACACTATAAAACCTACGTTTGAGACAACTAAGAACGATCATTCACGAGTGGTGATACCGTTTTACAACAGAGAGAGCAGTCTCATAGGATTCCAAGGCAGGTCACTTGACAGTCACGTAATTCCTAAATATTTGACCGTCATGTTGGACGAGGATACACCTAAAGTATACGGTCTCGATAAAGTAAATACAGATGAAGAAATCTATGTTACCGAAGGACCTTTCGACTCTAGTTTTATTGGAAATAGTATTGCTATGTGTGGTAGCGACGTTGACCTTAGTGATTTCGACTATCGATTCATTTTTGTTTACGATAATGAGCCTAGATCTAGAGAAATTGTATCAAAAATTACCAAAACCATTGAGCAATCTCATAAGGTTGTGATCTTTCCATCACATATACGTGAGAAAGATATCAATGACATGGTATTGAGTGGACACAACATCAAAAACCTGCTAGAATCAAACACATATTCTGGTTTAGAAGCAAAACTAAAATTACAAACTTGGAAGAAAGTATGAGCAACGGAACTAAGGTCAAGAAGAGAAATGGTTCTATAGAACCACTCGACCTTGAAAAAATGCATGTCATGGTTGAGAAAGCATGTGAAGGACTTGGCAATGTGTCCTCCTCACAAGTTGAAATACAATCAGGTATACAATTCTATGATGGTATTACAACAGATGAGATACAGGAGATTCTAGTCAAGTCTGCGAGTGATCTTATATCACTAGACAACCCTAACTATCAGTTCGTTGCTGCTAGATTATTACTTTTTGGACTAAGAAAGAGTCTGTATGGTAAGATGCATGATCATCCTCATCTATGGGATCACATACACACATGTGTTGACAAGGGAGTCTATGACTCAGCAATATTAGATAAGTATAGTAAGGCAGAGATATACAAATTTAATAGTTGGATTGATCATGACAGAGATTACCTATTCACATATGCAGGTCTAAGGCAAGTAGCAGATAAATACTTAGTTCAAGACCGTAGTACAACTCAGGTATACGAAACACCTCAGTTCATGTACATGATGATAGCAGCAACTATCTTTGCTGAATATCCTCAAGAGACAAGACTACTTACAATTAGAAGATACTACGATGCCATTTCCAAACACAAAATCAACATCCCCACGCCTATCATGGGAGGGGTTAGAACTCCAATTCGACAATTTGCTAGCTGTGTTCTTGTTGATATTGATGACACCCTCGATAGCATCTTTAGTTCTGATATGGCTATCGGCAAATATGTTGCACAAAGGGCGGGAATCGGTATCAACGCAGGTAGGATTAGGGGTATCAACAGCAAAATCCGTGGTGGAGAAGTCCAGCACACAGGTGTTGTACCTTTCCTCAAAAAGTTTGAAAGTACTGTCAGATGTTGCACTCAGAACGGCATTAGAGGTGGATCAGCGACTGTCCACTTCCCAATCTGGCACCAAGAAATAGAAGACATCCTTGTACTCAAGAACAATAAAGGTACAGAGGACAATAGAGTCAGAAAATTAGACTACAGTATACAAATATCACAATTATTCTATGAAAGGTTTATCGAAGATAAAGAAGTCTCGTTATTTTCCCCTCATGATGTTCCTGGTTTGTATGAGA